CACTTAAAGGTGAGCGTGCTGTAGAGCTGTGGCAGAAGAAATGGAAAGACGGTAATCAACTAAGTAGCACGGGTATTGAATACGATGACGATTTCGAGGCTTTGGCTCTAACAGCGAGTGAGTAAATATGACTCCGCAGACTATATTAGATATAGCATTACGGCGTGCAGGTTTGACGGTTACTAACCAAACGTATCGTGATAATGGTATAGATTATGCAAATATGGCAATGGCAGAGTTACTAGCTATGCCTTGGGTATTTAGACATAAGCAAGGTACGTTTACAACGTCTTCTGGTACGTCTGAGTATGATCTAGCATCTGATGTAGCTCATACTAGACATTTTAAAGATACAACTAATGATAACCCGATTAAGATTGTAACTGAGAGTTATATAGATGAACTAGACATAGACAGGTCAGAAACTGGCGATCCTAGATTTTTGTTCTTCAGTGGTGTGAACGAATCCTCTGATGGCGAATCTCAGGTCACTTTGTATCCTCAACCAGACTCTACGGCTACTGTGACTTACGAATACGTAGCTAATGTGCCTGATATTACGACTACTAATCTTACTACTAATTATGACATCTACGCTCCTGTATGGTTTCAAGCTGCTGTGATTCATGGTATATCAGAATTATATCATTCTGAAAAAGGCGATCCAGATGGAGCAATCAAAGAAAACCAGTATAAACAAAGTTATGTACAAACAGGGTTAATGTACAATCGTAACTCTAGTTCAGACCGTAAATTCCGTATGGGACGTAGAGACTCTATGTCTGGCCAGTTTAACTTCGTAGTTCGTGAAGGATCATTACAGGTAGCTTCATAATGGCGATACAAGCGGACGGTATTCAATTTGGCCCGTGGCAGACAGTGAATTATTCTGTCCCTGCCATTGATCTGGAACCTAATGTGTTGTCTAGGATTGAAAATATGTACCTAGATAACGCTGGATCATTGAATACTCGGCGGGGAACAGCGAAGTACATATCTAGTGCTTTGTCTGGTTCCCCGTCTGTAGTGGCTACGGGCAAACAAAGATTTAGCGCGTCCTCGAGTGCAGTGTTTGTTATTGCAGGAACTAAGCTCTATGAGGATGTAGATGGTACCTGGACAGATCGTACAGCCTCGATTACTATTACAGCACACATAGATAAGTATTGGGTTACTACTAATGCAGGTGGGACATTAATAGGAGTCAATGGTATAGGCAATGATGCACCTATTAAGTGGACTGCTGCTGGGGGTAATATAGCAGCCGCTGGTATGGGATCTAGTGGTGTTACTTCTGCGGATTCGACTATATTTTGGGATAATAGACTTTGGTATGTCAGCACCAACCAAGGTGAGCGGTTAGCTCATTACTCTTCAACCACAGATATAACATCATTTGGGGCTAATGATTATTATATCACAGATGGTCAAATCACAGGTGTAGCACCCATTAAGAGCTTCCTAGGTCTCCATAATGAGGATGGCATCTGGGGTTTGTTTCCCACGGGTAATGCTGACATACCATATAGTAGACAAAGACGTGCAGACCGAGGGACTATATCTAGACGTAGCTTAGTCACCGATGAATACGGTAATCAGTTATTTATGCGGCGTGATGGTATATACGAATGGGGAGGATCTGAACCACCGCAGAAGGTATCAGGTAATTTTGATGGATCAGAGTTTTGGGATAATCTTAACAAAGACAGATTAGATTATAGTTTCGCGCATTTAGTAACTTCAGACGATCAAGTCTGGTTCTGGGTACCTTATGGTACTAATCAGCAGTATATGAATGTTGCTATAGTATGGAATTACAAACTACGTCAATGGGTAGGTGTGTATACAGGGAACACTCGTATTTGTGGTGCGTATTTTGAAGATCTGCCACATCTAGGAGGGAACGCTGATGGGTTGTTGTTTAAACATAACACAGGGACTAATGACGCGTCATCAGCATTTACAGTTAAAGCTACTACTGCTGCCACGCCTCCTATTTCTGTGGCTGCAAGAGTTAGATGGTTATATGCTAGGCATGAGTTCAACGCTGCCGATGTGGCGTATGATACATCAGTGTATCAAACAGGCCCAGGGATTGTCACAAAGGGTGATACCTTCCAAGTAGGTGATCCTACGGATGCGCTAGTAACTGAATTTACTATAGGATCTTCGAGTATTAGATCAGCGACCACTGCATTTATGAACGATACTGATTTGCATGGCTATAGTCCTGTGAGTCAGATAAGATACGAAAACAGTACCTTAGATCAACCTATTACAGTACGCCGCTCGATGTTAATGTATAAATCCATCGGCCCAGAAACTGTACGTAAGCTAGGAGTACACTAATGGCTACAGGAAGTTTTGGAGGACAGTTACAGAGTGCTATATCTGGTAGATTGACGGCAGATCCGTATGAGAAACGCCGTAAAGCTGCTATGGGAGATTATCAAGCTCAAGCCGAGAAATCGCGTAAGGATCTATCTGAGCGTTTGAATAGGCTTGGGGTATTACGTGGGGGTGGAGCTACGGCTTCGCAGTTTGGGGAATTTGAGTCGGGTGTAGTTAGAGGTCAGCAAGCACTAGGAGCGCAATTCGAAGCTCAACGTGAAGCCGGCATAGGACAAGCTATACAACAAGGGCTTGGTCTATACGGTACTGATCAACAGTATGGATTAGCCGGTAGGCAGCAGACTGAAGCTGAACGTATGGGGCAGTTCTCTAGAGAATTAGGCACTAGGGAGTTTCAGTCTCAGGATGCTCTAAGACGTGATCAGCAACGTGAAGCTGAGAGATCTGCGTTAGCACAAGAAGGTATGCAACGTGGAGCGTTAACTGGTATGTACGGTGGGCAAAGAACGCTAGATCAGCAACGTCAGGATTTAGCATATCGTACTGGATTAGCGCAGACATTTGGCACTGATCTTGGAGGTGATGATACATCACGACAAACAGAAGCTCGTAGTCAACGTCTACAGCAAGAAGCATTTCAACGTGCAGGGCTTACAGGACAACTTGGTGATGATAGAACTCTAGCGGCTCAACAGTTGTATGGAGACGAAGACGCTACAACTACGCTACAAGGTCAAGAACTCGCACTTCGTCGGGGTGAGTTGTTAGGTCAGATAGATCAAGAACGAACCTTAGCTGCACAACAGGCTTTAGGGTCGATCGATGGTGAAGATACTTTAGCGCGGGAAGCTCTAACTCAAGAAGCTACGCAAGCATCTATGGAACGTGGGCTGCGTAGAACAGAGGGTCTCGCAGAACGTAATCTAAGGCGTGGCCAAGCTGGTTTGGATCGTCAAGCAACTGCGGATTTACAAACTGCTCAGTTTGGTGAAGCCGCTTTAGAGCGTGAGGCTCGTCTAGGGGAATCTCAAGCAGACAGAGAACTACGAGCTATACAATCACAACAGCAATATAATTTAGCTACTTCTGAAGGAGCTGCTGAACGGGCATCTAGAGCAGCTCTCCAACAAGCTCAGTTTGGAGAGGCTGCTATTGGTCGGGAATTTCAACAGACTGAATCTACAAGAGACCGTGAGTTTCAAATGCAGATGCGCGCATCTGAACTTGAGGCTCAGGGGATACAAGCATCAGAAGCACGACAGTTAGCTCGTGAAGAGTTGTATGGGTCTGCGAATCCTATGGAATGGGATCGTACGCTAGCCTCTACAGGTCAAAGAGCTGATATAGCTGCTGAGAGTCGTAGGCTTGCGGAGATGGAAACTGCGGGCGCATCACAGCGAGGTCTAGCAGAACGTGAACTTACACAGAGATCTGCGTTAGCTTCGCAGCAACGAGCATTAGAGCGTGAGCAGTTGTATGGACGCGCTATGACTCGTGCTGAGGAAATGGGTGGAGGCTATCTAGGAGGTACTCTAGGAGCGCAGGAACTCACACAACGTGAGTCTGAAGCCGCATTAGAGAGGCAATCTCAGGCAGATCTATTAGCTCAATCGGGTAGGCAGGATATTACTCGTGATACGGGTATGAATAGATTTAATATACAAATGGAAGGCGCACGTCAAGAATTTGAGCGTGGTGAGCGGGGATTAGACAGAGAATTAACGCGTGGCGAATCTGCAGAAGCGCGTGAAATGCAGGGTTATTTAGCTAACGTAGATCGTGTACAACAAGAACAAGATAGAGCTTTAAGAGGTGAGCTAGGCCGAGGACAGTTAGGACAAGAAGCTAGACGTATGGATTTAGCACAAACAGAAATGTATGGCCAAGATGTTAGCGGCATGAGTCCTATGCAAATACGAGCATTAGGTGGTACGTTAGGTGCTAGAGAGGCTGCCGCAGGCCGAGGACTAGAAGGTCGTAGGCTTGATGAAGTAGAACGTGCTAGTAGGTTAAATCGTGAATTGCAACGTGAGGAACTTTATGGTGGTGCTGATGTAGATCCTAGAACAGGTACATTAGCTTCTAGAGAAGCTAGGGCAGAACGTACATCACGAGAAGGCTTAGCTGCACGTGATATAGCTGCACGTGAAAGTGAAGGAAGATTAGGACGTGGCTTAGCACGTGAGGAGTTATATGGTACTGGAGATGCACAGCAACAAATGGGTGCTACACTAGCCGCACGTGAAGCTGAAGCAGGTCGTACGTTCGAGAGAGGTGAACGCGCATTAGATCGTGGTGTTACAACTGCAGAAGGAGCAGCGGCTAGAAGTTTAGCGCGCGAAGAGCTTTATGGTACTGGTGACCCAATGCAGCAAGACAGATCACTAGCCGCACAGGACTTAGATCTTAGAGGTGAACTTGGACGTGGAGAGCTTGCGGAGCGTGTGACTGCGGGCGCTCAGGGTAGGGCATTAGATCGTGATAGACTTGGTTTACAAGAAGCCGAAGTGTTTGGCGAAGGCCGAGGTCAAAGATACGGAGGACGTGATACCCTCCAGAGTCGATTAGCAGGTGAAGCCTCTGATAGATATAGGCGTGAAGAACAACGTCAGGCAATAGGTATGATGCAGAATCTGCCTGACGATTATGCGGTTTCGGAAAGAGAAGCCCAGATTGTACGTGATATGCTAGGAATTGAAGGAGAAAGTGATTTAGCTATAAATGAGGCTGAATCTGGACATCGTTGGGCAACTACTCCAGAAGAACGGGATAAACTGTTTAATCCTTATGGCATGAGTTTATCAGGGTATAGGACACCTGCGGTGGACCCTACGTAGCCGGTGAAAAGACCGGCGATGGTAATGGTAATGACAAACCCTGGTGGAAAGATAACCCCATATATACGATAGAATGAGGTGATGGATAATTTCCTACATACAAGCTCCATTAATTCACATTGTGAAAGAATAGACCTATATGGCTAAAATACAATCTATAGATCCTTGGGTGCCTAGTGCTATAGCTTTTGGTGGTCAAGTAGTCTCAGGTATAGGCAACTATTTTGAGAACAAAAATAGAGTAAAATATCAAAATAAAGTTGCCCAAATGCAAGAAGATGCGCGTAAGCGTATCGCAGCGGCTCAAAAACAATCAATTAAACGTGCTAATTATTTTAGCCTATTAACAGGTTCGAATATACAAGCCGAACCCGTAGACTTTGATCTACCTGTGATTCCTGCGTATGAATCAGGAGGATGGTCAAAAGCTCTACGTGGTGTAGGTCAGGGGCTAGGCTACGCAAGCCAAGCTACTGATACAATACAAAAAGTACAAGAGTATAACGAAGAAAAAGCCACACGAGCAGGCCAACAAAGTGCGGCTCAACATATACTAGCTTCAGGTAATATTGCAAATTTAGGTACTTACGAAGGAGGCTATGGGACAGAGATAGATCGTCAAGCCTCTAGAATAAGGCACCTAGAGTCTGTCAACGACGTAGATGCTTGGGAAAAAGCGATAGGTCAGGACTCTAGTCTTACAGGAATGTTTAGTGGAAATTCTAGCGAAGCCTTTAGGTCAGCGTATTCTGGTGCTATACTAAAAGCTCATGGTGGGATGAAACAAACACAAAATTTAAACTATAGACTTAAAGCTCAGCTTGATGCTCAAGAAGATGCCGCTGAAAAAGTTGCTAGGGCAAAGAGACTCGCTGATACTAAGACGCAAAAGGGCGAGGCAAGTGAACGTCAGGTTTCGGTTTTACAAGACTTTAATAAATCTCTAGTTGATGATCGAGTATATAAAAGCCGTGTCGAGCAAATAGACTCAGCGAATAAAGTTATGGCTTTGCTTGGCCTGGATAAAGATGGCTATCCGGAAGGTGCTGTATTTGATGTAAAAGGTAATCTAACAGGTATTAAGCTAGACGCTCCAACTCAGCTTGCTATAACGCAGCTTGTTCAACGTACTTTTGATGATGCTGTTGTGCATGAGACAGATATTGTACGTATAACGTCCAACGCTGATCATTTGTTTACTCGTGTAGGTTTGTCTTTAGACGCTTTTCTGAAGGGTGAAGTTAAATCTTTGTCTCCTGAAGCTGCTTTAGTTTTAGTAAATCATGCAGAAGACATACGGAAAGCTGGGTTATTAAGAATAACCGATCGTTTTAATAATCAAACTGCACAATACGCAAATAGTTTTAGTAGTCATACTAATGCAACGCATCATGGATGGGAAAATCCTGCAGCGGCTAGGAAGCAGTTTGAAGATCAACGTGATCTTCATTTACGAAACCTTGGTGGTATTAAGTTTAATAGAGATCCTAAAGAGTTAGGAACTCTAACTCAGGCTTTTATCAATTTAGGGGCTAATCCAGATATCCTTGGAGAGGAGTATAAAGTATTAGGTGAAATGTTTACTCCAGGAACAATTTTTCCTGCAGGAAAAACTCCTGTGCCTGCACCTACTTTTATAGACACTAGCGGAGGTAATTTACCGCAAAGCCAGCATAATCCTGGTAATATACAATACTCAGACGCCGTTGCACATCTTGTTCAGAGGGATGCTAATGGAGATCCTGTCACTGATAGGCAAAATCACCTTATTTTTGAATCTGCGGAAGCTGGTTGGGAAGCTCTTACAATTGATATTACTGCCAAGCAAGAAGGACGAAGTTGGTTACCTGAGGGATCAACTCTCGCTGAGCTGGGCGGTGGTGTTGGTGATATGAAACATGGGTATGCCGAAGATCCAGAGTGGGCGAAAAAGGTAGCGAAGATATTAAAAGTACCTGTTGATACGCCTATTAAGCATATACCGATACCGTTATTAGTCAAGGCCATAGCGACCCAAGAAGGATATTTTGCGGATTCACTAGGTAAAAAACTTAAGGCTAGATACTCTAAACAAAGTACTGCTGATCCGTTTACTGTTTTAAATACTACAGATGACACAAATACTGCACAAAGTGTAGAGGAATACTGGACTGCGGCATGGAGCCGTGAGGGAACTCAGGAAGATCCTAGTATTCAACGTACAATGGAGTATTTTGCAGGGCCACAAGGAAGTACTTCTCTTATGGGAGGTCTTGCTCAAAGCGGTTTAGCTCAAGATATACGAAATGCACCTAGGGATTTAAGGCAAGAAGCGTTTGGTCAGTCACACTTAGGTGGGCCGATTGAGAAAGCAGCTGCTACAGCTATGGCAGTGCCAACAATAGCGGCACAAAATATAGGTAGATCTGCGGCTGCGGTTGGACAAGCAGCGACTGCGTTAGGTCAAGAAACACTGAATACCTATTCAAATCCAGCACTAACGCTTCAAAAGGCGTTATTTGGAGGGCCGTACAAAACTCATGCTAGTGCATTACAGAAATCTATATATAATATGGGAGCAGATATTTTAGAAGACCCATCATCTGCAATGCTAACTGCTATGTTATTTAGAGGTAATAATCCTTATAACTCTGGTACATGGTTAAATACTATAGGCGGGAGAGGTGCTTTATCAGGTGGTGGAGGTGGCATACCTAGATTAACTGGTGGTACTGCTTTAGGGTTACCTCCAGGATCAGCCGGACGCGTAGGCCCTGACCTAGGTAGAATATACACAGGCCCATAGAAAGGAGAGCTAACAAATGGCTGTAAAACCTATAGATTTAAGTCTAGAACATTCTAGACTTAGGGATCTTTATTCACAACGTGAAATTGACGAAACTATAAGATTACTTAGGTCCTATGGTAGTATAGAAGCGTATGCAGCTAACTACGAAATGGGTGATCCGGAAACTGATCGTAAAAATACCGCAGATATGGATGTGTTTAGTTCAGAATATTTGTCTGGAGTGGCTAACAATATTTATCCTAGCGCAGAGAATACGGCTAAAGGTATTTTTAATATGCTCACTAGCCCTGTAGAATCTGCGAAAGCCATATACGAAGCCGGACCTTCAGGTATAATGTCAGGAATGGCTGAGAGATATGGGACACCTTCGCAATGGGCAGGAGGTGATTTTTCAAATATTAAACAGACATTCCATGATGATCCTACAGGACTAGCTTTAGAAGCTGCCCCAGGTGTAGGTATAGCAGGTAAAGTGGCCGCACAAGCTGGGCTTAAAACAGGTGCTATAACGGCACGTACAGCCGCACGAATGTCAAAACTTAGTACTGCCATAGGTAATCCTGTAGAAACAATAATAAAAAATACAGCAGTTAGAGGAGGAAAAAAACTAGCTGAGAAACTAGGCGTTTTAGGTTTAACTATGTTAGACTTTACTACAGGTATGCCTGTACAATCGTTAAGAGCTATGTATAATGCAGGTAGATTGTCAGGTAAGCAACGAGCTGTTGCGGGTACTAGTTTTTATAAGAATATGTTCGGTGAGTTTGAAATTGGAGATAGCATTAATCCAGGGAATCACGCAAAATTGAGAAATGGTGAAATTCCTGACGATATTACTATCGACACTGTGCTTGAACATAATACTATGATATTTGATGAGTTAGATAAACAAACTCCATATAGATTATTTAGAGAAGCGCAAAAAGATATGGGAGGTTTTCAAGATGAAGCTAGAATTTTTGGGCATATACAAGCCTTAGAGAAGCGTTATGATAATCATATCGCGCTTAATGCTGAGAATATTACAGCTGCGATAAAAGCTGATTTAGGCTCATCTCCAGGAACTATGAGTAGTTTAAATATAAATATTAAGAAAAATTTAATTGCTGATTTAGAAAAAGTCGGCATTAAAGTTCAGAACCTACGTGATGATATGATGCCTATAGATGGTGGTAGTGTAGCTTTTGCGCGAAATGTAGGTTTTAGAATAGATGGAAATACAGGTTTTAGTGATTTTGAAAGCTATCTTATGGAGTTTTTAAATGCGGATTTAACTAATCCTAACGTATTATCAGGGTATTTGACTGGTACTCCAGGGATAGGAACTGTGTCAAAAGCGCAACAAAACTTAGGTTTTTACAGTATGCAGGCTTTTAAGACTCACTTTAGTGATGCGCCAAGTCCAATGTCTACTATAAGTGATAACTTATATACTTCTGTACGTAAGTCGCTTGACGAAAGTATGAAAAGTGTAGTCGCAAGTCCTTTAGTAGTTCAGAAACGTGCTGCATTAAATAGAATATTAGATACTCAGGCAGATTTATATGAACGTAATAATAGATTGTTTAATGATTTTGCAGCCTATCGTACAGGAAATAAGTCTAAAGATGAGGCTATAGGTGCTTGGGTAAATGCTGTAGATAATGACGCGATGAAAAAAGGCTTTATAGATGAAGTAGAAGCTATAACAGGAGATGCATTGTCTGCTCCTATTGCTGGTATGATAGCAAGACGTGTATCTCCTAAGTCTCTTGTAGCACGTGGAAGTGCGGTAAGTGCCGTACAGGCGGTTGTACGTTCCGCGTCTGTAGGCGCCGCCTACGCTACAACGAATCCTGCAATGTTACTTTTTATACCATTTACTAGTCCTAAAATGGTAGGTACTATACTATCCACTTTTGGATTAAAACAACGGTTTGTAGATTATCTAACTGCTGTTAGTCGTGCTATGCATCAGCATCCTATAGGTAAGTCTTTAGGTGACTCTCCTAATTTTATATTTTCTATGTACACTGCTTTAGATCACATACAACGATACAATCAACAGCAAAAGGAGCAGTAATGGGCTCAATAACTAGATCGCATTCGTTTGTATCTGGTGAGAAACCTACGGAAAGCGAGTGGAATGTTGACATAGATCAACTGTTTACACTTGTGGCAGGTCAGCTAGATACAAACAATGTAGATACCACATCGTCTGATGGTGTGAGTGTTCTTAATGCTAATCAGACTGTTTCGGGCACGAGATCGCACTCTGGTGCGTTGACAATGACTAACGATGTCGATCTTATATTTGGCACAGATAGTGACATTAAAATAAGATACGACGAGACTACTGACGATGCACTACGCATTGATACAGGTGTAGAAGGTGCTCCTTTAGCTATAGTGCTTAAGGCAGACCAAGGAGATGACGCGGGTGATGCGTGGAAAGTTAATCTAGCGGCATCTGCGGGTGTACTAACCTTTGGTAATGATATTGCCTCTAAGGGTTCGTATGTTACACAACTTACGCTTACTCCTAATTCTACAGTGGCGAGCTCGACTACTGCAATTGCTGGGCACGCAACCGTGGGTGGAGATCTTACGGTAACTGGAGGTGTGACGGTAGCAGGAGCTAGCGCGTTTGATATAGGGGATAGTGATAAGTTACTATTGGGTGATAGTGACGATCTTACCCTTTATCATGATGGTAGTAATAGTTATATTACTAATGCTACAGGGGCATTAAAGATCGCAACAGAAACTAGTGGCATAGCGGTTACGATCGGTCACGGTACTTCTGAGACTACCATAGCAGATAATGCTACTGTTACGGGTACGTTAGCCGCAGGGGCTTCTACATTAGCGAGTTTGGTGTGTACTGCTGCTGGTACGTTTGGAGGTGGGTATGGAAGTACTGGAGCTACTATATCTACAGCAGGTGTAGGTCAGTTTAATGGTGCATTAACTACTGATGGAGCTTTAACCGCAGCTTCTATGGTATGTACTGCTGCCGCTACATTTGGTGGAGGCACTGGATCTTCAGGAGCTACTATTACTACTGCCGGTGCAGGTACATTTGATGGTATCTTGAAGACTGAGGATGCCACTGACGCTACGAGTACTACTGATGGGTCGTTGCAGACGGATGGTGGACTTAGTGTAGCGAAAGATGCTATTCTAGGTAATGATGTTAAGTTGTTGTCTGATTCAGCAGTATTAGCTCTAGGTGATGGTAGTGATGCTACATTAACACATGACGGCACTACTGGAGTTACGCTTGCGGCTAATCCTATTACAGTGGATTCTGGTGCCGCATTAACACTAGATGCACACACTGGTATCTTTGTATTTAAGGATGCCGGCACTGAGGTGCTAAGGTTCACTGAAGGTAATAGTGGTGATGTTACTATTAAGTTAGAAACTAATGGTAAGGATCTGGTATTCACCGACAATGGTGATGCTACGAATATGAAGATCCTAGATGCTGCCGCAGGTATTAATGTTCCAGGGGAGGTGCAAACAACCAAGATCGCGTATACAGATGGTGACGATGCACTTACGATTGCTGACGGTGGAGGTGTTACTACTTCGAGTACATTATCTATTGGAACTGTCGCAGCTGCAGGTGAAGATACTGATAAGTTTCTAGTGCTTGACTCTAGTGGTAATGTAGACTACCGCACAGGTACTCAAGTACTCAGTGACATCGGAGGTGCAGGTTCGGGTAGTTCAACTGCGGCGGATGATATATCTGCTGGTGATGGAGCAGTTAGTATAGAGACAACGAGTGGGAATATTACACTCGATGCTCAGGCTAATGATGCTGATGTAATTATTAAGGTGGACGATGGAGGATCAGCAGTTACAGCAGTAACATTCGACGGTAGCGATGAGGGCAATGCGATATTTGTTAATGATGTTCAGTTAAAATCTGACTCTGCTTTGCTGGAGTTTGGCGCGGATTTAGACACTACACTCACGCATACGGATGGCACGGGCCTGACGCTTAACTCTACCAACAAACTAACCTTTGGTGATACCGCATCGTTTATACAGCAATCGGCAGATGGAACATTACGCATAGACGGCGAGGCGATCATTGATCTTAATGCTTCTACGCGAGTAGATGTATCGGGTGATATAAAAGTAGGCGGCGAAGTACAAACAGCAGGCATAGGCTACACCGATGGTGATAACGCGATAACAATCGCGGATGGTGGTGCTTGTACGTTTCCTCAAACTGGAACATTTAGTGGATTGGTTGCTGCTGCTACGATGACGTTATCGAGTACTTCGACTATATCTGGTGATATGACATTTGGCGATAACGTGAAGGTCACGCTTGGCACGGGTGGCGATGCGGATCTGTCGTACAACGGAGCCGACACAGTCCTCCTGACTTCCGTTGCGGGTACTGGCGGTCTGGGTATTGGTACTGCGCCCGATTTAATGATACAAGATGGTGTTCACATCAAAACAGGTGACAGTGGTGCGGCGGCAAATGCTAATGGCGATGAGTTAATAATCGAAGGATCTGCAAATTCGGGCATAAGCATCCTGTCGGGTGCGAGTAATGTTGGACGCATTACGTTCAACTCATCTGATACCAGCAGTGAGGGTGCGATTGCCTACGTCCACGGTACCACCGACACGTTGGTTTTTAACTCAGGAGACAGTACGCAAGAGTCGATGCGAATGGGCGGTACCTCGATCTGGATGAGTGATACCTCCAACGCCAATATGACAGGGGGCCTGACGATAAATCAATTAACAGCCGACAACGAGATCCTCGCCTTCAAGTCCTACGGCGATGTAGCGCATCCTTTTACCTCGCTCGCGGAGGCTGATACATACAGCACCTTCACAAAGTATGATGGCAGTCTTGGTGGGGCCATTTGGAGGGGGTTTAATTCGTCCGGTATGGCTCAAAATATGTCAATACGTTCGTATGGTGTAAGCGTAGCAACTACTGATGTTGCGGGCAGTGTTGCGCCTATATCCTTTAGCTGTTCTCAATCCGATGGTAGTACGGGAGCAGCCGCTATGGGTACGAGCGACAACATGGTTATAATGGATAATGCAGGTTCTGCACGGTTCCTTCTCAAGGGCAATGGCGATCTCCACATTACCAATACAACATTAGTCGCTCTTGACGATGAGGATGACATAGGTCTTGTCAGAGCGTTCCAAAAAGCATCTTCAAAAGGCGTTGGGCTTGTGATGTCGAAGTGGGATGAAGTGATGAAGGAGAATGAAGAGGATTTGCGCCGAGTGGGTGTATTGTCAAGTGAATCTGATTTCGTTATTCAGCAGAATTTTAACTCGTTGATCGGCGGTTCGGTATGGCAGTTATACACCAAGTTGCAGGACACCAAAGAATTTTATCAAGAACGAATCGCCGCATTAGAAGCGCGGCTGTTACAACTGGAGAATTAGAATGGCTATTTCTGGAAACATTGTAACGATGGGTGGCTTGACGGCAACCAATGCGTATCTGCGAGTCAGCGACATCACGATCAAGAAGATCGTTGACAGCATTAGCGATAACAACGGCAAATGGCAGCTGACGTACGGCGTGGACTGCTATGTTAGTGCTGATGAACGTGCTTCAGATTCACCAACAACTCTTGTTGCGCCATCGGTAGATCGGTTTAAAGTCACCAGTGACACGGAGCCGAGCGACCCATATGCAGCGGCGTATGCGGATCTCAAGGGCCAGTCTACCGTTGCGAACGCGAGTGACTTGGTATAGATGGAGACTGAGGCCGCAGAGGAGGCTTTACGCGCCTTTGGGGAGCAGTCCGGTCTGGCACAACTGGTGGAGCAATATGTCTGGTATTTTGTAATTGCGTTTGCGTTGTTGTTCGTAAGAGACAGTGTAACCAATGCGCTGGCTGGTATTGCGATGTTTCTTGGGTCGGACTACAACGAAGATATGGTATGTTGGCTTCACACAAATGGGACGCGCAGACCCGCACGAATCACTAAGACTACACTATTTTCCACATCATTTTATCTATACGAGGTTAAAGACGGACAGATTACAGGAGGAACACTATTGACAGTACCTAATTCAGAACTTAAAAGTCTTCGGATTGAACGACCCTTAGATACCTTGAAACTACCAGAGGAATGAACAATGGCACCTCGACCCCCGAGAGATCCACATACGGTCGGGTCTTTCAATGAATTGCGTAGTCACTACAAAGAGTTATGGAAGGAGCTTGACGAGTGTAAGCGCATGAAAGGTGCGACCAACGCAGTGCTACGTGACCGGACAGGTGA